AAGCTGAAGCCTCTTGTTGTTACCTTAGAGCCACCTCGAACAGGGAATAAATACTCTACCGCATACCTTATACCATCAGTCCAGTGTTCAACACCTTCCTTCTTAGATATAGTGGCAGTATCGGGATTATTTTCCGTCCAAGCAGTACGCTCTAAAGACTTAATTGTATTAACACATCTGGGATGGACATACATGTCTATATCACCATTTGCATTCTTGAACTTTCTATTCACAGCAGCAACACTATCAATGATAGGAGGAGCCTTACTGTGAGCTCTAACAGCTATCCCCTTAGACTGTAGTATAGAGAAGTCTGTAACACCTACAGCAGCAGAACTCTTACGAGCTTTACCACTAGGGTCAGGGTAGCTTATCAACTTATGCCCTTTATACTTATCTAGAAAGTTCTTAGCCAGACTCTCCGTATCAGGGTGTCCTTGGAACTCATCTAGAATGTGTATCTGATTGCCCCTAAGAGCAAAAGCACAAGATGCCATAATGCCTACGTTAAAGTCAATAGCTAAGTGTACATCTTCACCTGCCTCAAAATAAGGTAGTTCTTTATCGATGTGTTCTTGTCTATTAAACATATAGAAGACATTATTACCAGAGTCCTCGAATGATGCTGTATATTCTCTAGCAAACTTCAGAGGGTCTAGTGTTAATTTAACTCTCTCGATTTCCTCATCATCAAGGAATGGAGAGTCTTGATAGGTATAGTGGTAGCTGTTCCACTGGTCATCAGAGTCTTTCCTATTGTACATATCATAGAAGTAATCATAGCCATTAGGAGTACTAATAATAAGTGCTCTACCAGCATTAGCCCCGAACTTCTTAGCGTTCTGAGGAGACCAACGAGTGCTCACACAGGGTTGAATAATAGACTCCCAAGACTCCTTGAGATTCATACCTGCACCCTTCCATGATGTAACCTCATCGGCTACCACAAAGTATTGACCAGTACCACGCATCCTTTGAGATGCCTCGTATGACCATAGCTTAAGTTGTACATTATTAGGGAACCAGAACTGTCCAGCTGCCTTAGATGCTTTATCTGCATAATCTTCCATGCCTAACTGCCAAGCTATTAGTGGATAGTAAATATCTACTGCCTGACTATACGTAGGGGCGATTAGTGCAACATTCTTATTGGGAACCTCCGGAGGGAGTTCCATTAATTCTTGGACTGCAATCATAGCTGTAGTAGCAGCAAGGTAAGACTTACCAAAACCACGACTAGCATTAACTACGGCGTATCTACAAGACTTTTCTACGAACAGGTCACTTACTACTTGTGACTGTCCTTCATGTAATTCTATTTCCATTATATCTCTCACTAACTAATTGTATATAGCCAAATGGAGAAGGTTAATACTCCACCAAGAAAGGCCAAGAGGAACAGACCTGCAGACCATTCTATAATAGCCTGTTTACGTTCTTCTCTTTTAAACTCAGTCTCTCGTTTCTTCTTTCTAATATCAGCTTCTATCTGTAATAGTTCTTCCCAATGACTAGGGCCATACATAACACAGATAAAGTCCTTTAGTTCTTTTCTCATGGAATCTCTTTGCTTTTGAGCTGCGAATAATTCCATTGCTTGAGCTTCAGTGCCACCTCCCAAGGCTTTATACCAAGGCGGGTTCTCCTGTTGTTGTTTAGCGAAGTCCATATCAGCCATAGCCCCAGCCCACTTGCTTAGAGGGCCAGCCATGTCTTGTAGGTCTTTCCCTACTGATATAGCTTTCTTAATTCCGTTAAAGGCTGTAGTTGCTACTCCGATAGCTGTTACAGGGTCAATCACCTAGCTACTCCTTCTTATTAGATGCCAGACTAGTGTTTTGTTCTTTATTCATCCATACAGCAAACATACCTGTTAAAGCACCCATAACTATGGATACTAAACCAGATTGTTGTACTGACGGGTTTTCTAAGTGCATATACCATTCTACTACTCTCCATGACATTGCTGTAATAGCAAACATCATAAATCTAGGGAGTAGTTTCCATTCATCTAATACTTTAGGAGTAATCATTAGATTACCACTTTGCTTTGTTAGCCCAATAAGCAGCAGACATTTTGCCTTTAGCTATATTGGTAGCATGACGAGCTTTCCAAGCTTTACGTCTTGCAGCATACTTAGTACTCTCTCCAGCCTTCTTAGGACTACCTACAGCGCCTTGAGCACCAAAGCGGATAGTCTTAATCTTATCACCTACTTTAGCTACAACAATATGAGACTTAGTAGGGTGGCCTGGAGTCCTCTTAGGCTTATTAAAACCAGAGACACCTGCTCTTGTTAGTCTTGAATCCTTCTTCATTACTTACCTACTTTCTTCATAGCAGCCTTATGAGCAGCAGTAAAGGTCTTTCCAGCCTTCATTAAGCGTCTCATCTCAGCCATATGCTTTGGGGTATGGTGTTTCTTATGATTAGCAAGGGTTGTCTTCTGTCTAGCAGTGAGTATGCCCTTACCAGTTATCTTCTTAGGAGAACCTGTGAGCTTCTTTCTACGTCCTGCAGAATAGCTACTAACAGCCTTCTTAACCTTTCCATATAGTCCAGCCATTACTTCTTCCTCTTAGTTGTACGTGTTCTACGCTTAGGTTGAGCACTATACTGTTTACCTGCTTTAGTATCTTTACGCTTCTTAGCACTACTAGCAGCATAACTTTTCTTAGGCATAGCATTAATGGCTTTAGTAGGTAGATACCTTTCACCAGTAGCCTTCTTACCAATAACAGAAGGTTTACCACTCTTGGTTCTCCACTTCTGCTTAGTCCACTTAGTCATACTCTTTTGTGCTTTAGTCTTAGCACCAGAATACTTACCACCTAGTTTACGGTATATAGAAGCAGCTAATTGCATAGCTCTAGCAGAGTGTCCACCCATCTTTCTAGTAGCTTGGGCTTTAGCTCTAGCCCATAGTTGGGGATTACTCCTCGCCATCTTCCTTACTCCCTAAGTTAAGCTTAATAGCTATAGGTTTCTTCTCTGTGATTTCTTGTTCAATCTTCTCAGGAACTTTCTTATAGCCATACTGCATAAGGTTGTTAATTAACTGACCACGAGTAGCAACTAATTGAGCATAAGCCCCAGAGCCTTCTCTGATAGAACCATTGTTGAGTTTAATCTCAATCTCTTGGTATAGCTCTACCATTTTCTCGATAGGGTCAAACCCAAGTTCATTCAGCTTGTTTACTGAAGCCATAGAGTTAATATTTTTAGAGCCTTTAGGACGCCCCGCTCCTTCACGAGCACCACCGCGTTTATCTAAACGATTATCTGGCATTTTGACCTCCTTTCAGGTCTAGAGTTTTGTTATCTTTGTGGATACAATTTCATTCGAAAAAATACTTTTTAAATACAAATAAGTTAAAAAGCTTCATGAAGAAGCCCTTGAAATTACTAGTATAAAAAGGATAGGAGAGTCTATACGAATGTGTACAGAACTACTCCTTATTAGTCATGTCTCTGAGTTGTTTTAGAGTCTTATCTAAGTTTTCTTCTAGTAGTTTATTTTCGTCTTGAAGCACTTTAATTTGTCTCTGCAAACTTTCTACAGTACTATCATAAGCTGATTTACTCAGGGTCATACTTCTAAACAGACCCATGAGTCCTGCAGCGACTACTACCATGAAGACACCTAAAGAAGGTGGAAGATACTTCATGAGTATTTGAGTTTCTGCTATCATCTTTATCCCCTTTCTTGCGGAGATTATTTATTCCTTGTCTCCTTGTGGACCAACTAAGAATCCATAAAGATAAAAAGAGCATAAGCAATAAGGTAAGCTTACTGCAGTTAGTAGGTTCCAACCACCGAGTTCCACAAAAGCTGATATAGCAATTGTTATCCATCCAGTAGTAGCCATTAAGTTAAAGACTTTCCTTTGAGGAAGTCCATTGTAATATATCTGACAATAACCAAGAGTTGCAGCCATCCAAGCCCACAAGAAGTTATTAATCTGTATTGTTTCAGACTCAACACCATAACCACCACCAAATAGCATGGTTAAAGCAATAAACCAGTAGCCCATTCCAGAAGCCTGTTCAAGACCTCTTCCATAAGCCCAGTTATGTGTTTTGGAAGGGTTATACTTCTGGTTAAGAGTATGAAACCATAAATCAAGCTTTATTCCTGCTTGCCCAATCTTATTAATGTCCATGAGAATATAACCATAGTTAGAGTGTTAAAGAGAAACCAGATGTAGTTACTAAAGTCTCTACCCCATACATTGCCAGACATCCAACTTGAGAACCAAGTAGATTGAGCAACCATATAGAGGCCAGTAGTGAGTACTATAACCATAGTTAAGGGCTGTTTAAGGTTTATCCTTCCAGCGCCTACAACGATAATCAGAGTAGCAAGTACAAATGGTACGATGTCGATATAGTGGTAAAAATTAATCATTTATAGCGTTCCTTATAGAGTTAAAGGGTATTCACTAAAATCATTAGACACTATTTAATACTTATCCTTATAATATATTTTAAAGGTTAATCTAAAGTTATAATGATAAAACATAAACAACAAACATATTGTTTTAAACGTTCTACCTAAAGATAACCTATAAAGATTCTCCGAAGGGATAAACCCCCGCCAGAAAAATAAAGGGGGAACCTTTGGAGGGTATCATCGGGGGTCTTGACCACTTCCTCTTTCAGATACCAGTAGAGGAGCAGTTATATCATAAGGGGGCAGTATTTTTTCTTTCATATAATTAAGAAGTATTCCATAACTACGTAGATACCACCTACCAAGGTTAATCCGAAGAGTGTCATCACAATAGCACCCATAATTCCCCAAATTATATCATTCATGTTTAGTCCTTTCTTCAGCAAAAAAAAAAATAAAGGGGTACCTCCCCAACCAGCCCGAAGACCAGGTACCTCCCCAACCAGCCCGAAGACCAGTCAGAGAGATACCCCAAGGTTAATTAAACTAGATAGCCTTCTTGACCATCTACGAAGCCCTCATACATATGAGAGAAATGATTATACTTCATTGTATACTCTTGACCGTTATACTCAACAGTCATAACATCACTTATCATATCAGTATGAACAACATCAACGATAAAGCTATTACCATTAGATTTCTTTGTGTAGAATACTTCACTCATACTTCCATAACTCCATAAGCTTCTAAGTCCTCTAACATGCTTCTCAACATCCACTCTAGGTCATCTTGGTTATTAGCAGATAACTCTACAGGTTTATAAGTCCATACATCTAGTTCAGGATAGTATTCATGCATAGCTAATTGACCATCGTCTTGTAGTATAGCTTGATAATGCCACATATTAATAGTCCTCCAGACATACTAATTCAACTTCTTCAGGGTTAGGGAGTTTAGTAACCATATCCCAATACTTCTTAGCTACTACCACAACAGGATAATAACCCTCTTCAATGAAGCCTACATGAGTTTGCATTTCCCAACGATACATGCTAAAGCTTAATCCAGACATATGCCTGTTGAGGTTAGCTAGTTCTTGGTCAATAGGGTCAGTAGCGACTATCTCTTGATTAGGGTCTTTCCAGAAGTGCATAATAAGCTCTTTAGTGAACTCATCAACACCATATACAGCTAATAGACCAATGTCTTTGTACTTCTTGTAGAAGTCCTCTTTGGCTGTCTTAGGTGATGGTTTGAGTTTAATCTTCTTGACTTTAGAGTCAGAGGAGCCTTTAGGTCTCCCCCTTCCACGTTTAACTTCCTCAGTCATTCTCTTCCTCTTTCTCAGGGATATCAGATGATGGCATAGAGCTTAAGGCTACCTCAAACTTAACTAGCATATGCTTATGAGAAATAGCAGCAGCATTCATGTCTTCATTTGCTTTTTGAAGAACATCTTTTTGACGTTCATGCATAGCGGAAATAGATAAGAAGTCTTGGAATAGCTCTTTAACACTATCAGGCCAATCAGCCATGTTATATTGTCTACCATTAAAGTTTAACATTATACTTCATCTCCAATGTCAAATAGTTCTGCTTGTAAGTTATCGAAGCCACCCTTATACTCAAAGATAGCAGGAACAGTACGAACACCCATATTCCTTAGTAGTGTTAATAGGTCAGGTTGTTCTGATAAGTCTTCATAGATGTAGCTTATATCCTTAGTTTCTAATAAGTTCTTAGCCTTATCGCAGTAAGGGCAATCAGGTTTGCCTATGATATAATACATTACTCTTCGTCCTCATCCTCATCATCATTAAGAGTCTCTACGGCTACTTCAAAGCCAGAAGCGAACATCTCATACAACATGTCTTCGATTGACATAGTGCTATCCAACTCATAGTCAGACATCAGTTCATCGAAAGCTTCTTGGATTGTTTCTTCAAAGATTTCGTCTACTTGTGTTTCATTAATATCAGTCATTGCCTTCTTCTCCCATTTCTTTAACTAAACGTAAAATGTCACCACGATTAAGACCAATGTCTAAAAGGTCTTTATCGCTCATGGTGGCGAGTTGCTTATAGGTATCACGTTGAGCTTTGTTCCACATACCTAATTTTTTCAATACTTCTCTAAATGTCATTAGTACTCATTCCTTACTGAATCTAAAGCTGCTTCTAACAGCTGTATAATTGAATCTACATCGTCCATTGTTGAGGACACTTGAAGCTGTCCATCGAGTAAACCGATACAAACACCTTCTTCAAAGTTCATTTCTAAAACATCTAAGACAATATCAGAACAGTCAAAGATGGTTTCTATTTGTAAAGCTTTAGGAGTTTCTTTACGCTTACGAAAGTCAGTAAGACTCACTATAGTATTGTCCATAAACTGCTCCATTTTCTTTAATCTTCTTTTCTTCATAAGGTGCTACCACACAACGATAGTGTTCCATAGCAGCACCGCTTAAGGCACCCATAACGGCTTCCATGTTCTTATATCGAACACCGTCTTCACTAGACCATTGTATAAACTCATAATGTTTATGAATTAATGCAGCAATAGCATACTGGAGTTCTCCACCATCAACAGGTGCAAAACCTTCTATTAACTCGTCAATTTCATTACGTTCTTCTGGTGCTATATAGGGCATTACACTAATCCTAATATCATTAATACTACATATACTTGGAGGAAGAATATACCGAAGTTAACGGCGTATCCGATTAGTGCTCCGATAATATAAGACGCTTGCATTACTTCACCTTTATAATTGTTGCTTCAGTCCATTGAGCAGCCTCTACTTTAGCTGCGTCATACGATAAGAATATTAAGGGAGAACCGTAGCCTAGACGGTTCCCCTCTTGAATATACATCCAGTCACTGCCGAAGTCTCCGACATTAACCATCACTGTGTATCCATTGTACATCATTAGTAGGTCTCCACCACTTCATCAATAATGTTGTATGCTTTACATTCTTCAGCGTTTAACCAAACGTCAGTAGGGCTAAGAAGCTCACTACGAATAGTCTCAAGGCTAAGTCCTGTGCATTTCATATAGTGGTCTTCCATCCAACGAGAAGTGTGTTCAAAGGATTTAAGACGACCATATAGCTCATGTTCTTTACCAGCAGAACCCGCAGCATATTGGTGAGACATAATCTGAGCAGTATGAGAAGCATAACGCTTAGCTCCTGCCATCAGGGTTAATATCCCACAAGAGGCTGCAAGACCAGTAGCGAATGTATCAACAGGAATCTTAGAAGTCTTCATTGCATCGATAAGCATTAAGCAGCTATCAACACGGCCTCCTGGACTGTTAATATAAAGAGTGATTCGTTCTGGTTGCTGATGTTCTGGCATCAAGTTCCACTCAAAGATAGTCATTACCAATGGTGAAACAGTTTCATTCTTGAAGCCATCGTGCAACATTAAAACACCTTCCTCACGGAGATACGTTCCAGGTTGCTTCATTGGTTCTTTGGGTTTGTTACGCTTGATTACGTATTTAGCCATTCTTTATTTCCTTTTCAAACTCTCTAAGACGTTTGTATACTGACATTAACTCGATAACTGTGGGCCATGATTTAAATAGATACATCATAGACCCCTCTACCTTACCAAAGGCTCTGAGGATTTGTTGCATAGTGCCTAGTGTTATCATACCACCTACAATAGCAGGGGCAAGAACAACATAGCCAACTAATACATTAGCTTGTAGACATGATAAACGTGCTACATTAAACCATACATAACGGAAGTAATTTTTATAGTGAATTTGTCTGACATCATCATAGAAGTCATTAAAAGTCTTTGGACGAACATTATTGTCGTCTTCCGCTATCACTAATAGCTTACGATAAGCTGCCTCTTTTGCTTGAATGTCGTACTCGATATTTACTAATCGCAGTAACGCACCCACAGCAAGGAGAACAACTGTAATACCAACAGACCATATAATAGCTGCTGTAACTAAACCATATTGCCATTCACCAAAGAACATAACACGTAGTCCTTCAGTTAATCCCATCATAACAGGGAAGAATGCAATAAGTATCATAATGCTTTCTACAAAGCTAGTTCCTAGTCCTTCTAGGATACGAGAGAACTTAACAGTGTCCTCTTGTACTCGTTGAGCAGCGCCTTCTATGTGACGTGCCTTCTCATATAGCTCATGGTATTCCTCGACCATAGATGTTCTCCAACGGAACAACCAGTGAGCAGTTACAAAACTGACTGCTAGTGCAACAGCAATATAGATACCTGCAATACCTGCAAATGTCCATAGTGTGCCGAAGTATTCAGTCATAGTAATTGAATTAGGTTCAGCTAAAGCTTGCTGAATCATGTTATAGAACGTTCCAAACCACTCATTGATTTTGACATCAAGTTGAACTTGGTACCACATAGCAGCTAATATGGTGGCCCCACCGAAGTAAGACCACACTAGCCACTTCTTATCTTTGAAGAAGTTAAACATTTTTATTACCTTTGAAAGCTGGGCAAGCAACGGTCAGTTACTTTGCGTTTATACGACTTAGACTTTGTTACATCACCAGTACGAGTATTAACAAATGATTCACCATCTTTTACATAAACAAACTTACAAGGTGAAGTCTGAGCTAACAACTCACGAGCAAAATAAATAGGGTAGCCCTGACGAGCAATATACGCTACCATGTCAAAGTATACTAAACCTGCTTCTTGTTGTATTTGTTGGATAGTCTTCACAGTTCCTACACCTTGAGTGTATGGTAAATGAAACAATAGAGCGCCATTTATAATAAGTTTTTCTCCTGCCATAGCTGCAAAAGCACAGGCACTAACACACTCTTTACCTTCAGGAATGATTACTGCAGAGCCTTCTTTTTTGATTAGATTACCTATAGTGAGTCCAGGATAGTACTCCCCTCCTGGCCCTGACATGTTTACTACTAATACCTCTTCTTTTACCATAATCTTGTGGACTTCAGAAGACATGTGTTTAGTCGTTGGTCCACGTAGAGTTAAAACACCATCATCACTATTCCAATGAACAGATTTGCGCATAGGGGTTGGGTCATGATGACCTTGTACTTCTGCAATAGCTGCTGTTGAAGATACTATTGCTAATACTGTTATCAGGGATTTAATCATTTTTATTCCTTTATTAGTTTGGAACAGTTTAGAGACATGTTCAGGTCTTTGTTCTTAAGGGGTCACTATTTTAGATTTCACAACCACCTGCAGCACATGCAAGTGTTTGAGCACCTTCAGTGTTGTCGCTTTCCTCGTAGTTAGAGAGTAAAGAGAAGTCAACTTCAGGCATAGCGTGAACCGCTTTAATATAGTCTTGCTCACTACATGGTGTGTAAGGAGCTTGAGCGTAAGTATGCTCAGAGTAAGGCAAGAAGCTAACACCTGTTAAGGCATCAAAGTTCTTATAGCACCAAGCACCTACTTCCATCCATTCATGTTCTTTAACATAAACAGTAACACTGACAGAATGCTCTGACCAATGCTTTTGGTAAATCAACCAGTTCTCTAGCTGTTGGATAGCACCTTGCTCAGAGGCCAAGACTGCTCCATCAGGAGATTTGATTGGGAAGTAGAATACAGTTGTTTTAGCAGGGTTCATTACGTCTGCTTCGTTTGGTACTCCTGCATCTTTCAAGAATTCAGTTAGAGGGTCATTGTTTGCTTGACGTACAGCGCGGATATAATAATCAGCGAAGCGACCATGTATACCACTAGCGGAATCCACCAACTGAGAGACGGTTCCTGATGGCTTGATTGTTGTGATAGCCTTTGACGCATTAATGCCAAGTATTGCCGCATACTTTTCGTTCTCCTCTACTGCTGCGTTACGCATAGTCAATAATAGTTGTGGTGTTGGATTCTGTAATAGTTCACAATCCTGAATACCTGTTAAGCTTACACCCAACAGAGCTTCTTCTTCACAGTTCTTTTGCCATACTTTACGAACATATTTGAAGTCTGTCAAAGATGCTTGTAGTGTACCAAGGATAGCTGCTAAGCGAACCTTACGACATAAGTCTGCTGCTGTATCGCCCTGACGAGCTACTACTTCGGTTAAGTTACAGAGTTGCCCAGAGCGTAACTGGATTTCTGCACATGGGTTACAACCAACGATATACTCACCTTCACGGCGTTCTGGAGCCATTTGACGAGCACCACCACGGTTATAGATACCACGCTCACCTGAACCTGATTTCATAAGTGCTACCCACTCATCCATAAATACAGCCATAGAAGGCTTAGCATCATAAACAGCAGAGTTGTTAGCCAAAGCACGATGCGCAGCAGTTTCCCACCAACGACCAGACTTACAGTCACGTACTTCAGGGTCTCCAAGGTCACTTAAAGAAATTAGAGCAGAGCGGCGTACACCACCTACTACAACTACTTCAGCAATCTTACAGACAATATCATGTACTTCCAAAGATGTCAGCTTACGTCCAGCTGCTTTATGAAATACTTCTGTTACGAACTTAAACAGTTCTTTTAGTGGGTCTGGGCCAGAGGCACGACCACCCATAGTCTTTAGACGAGCGCCTTCAGGACGGATTTTAGAATAATCCCAAGTATGCTCATTACCAAGATACAACTCAGCAATCAGCTTACGGAGACCTTTAGCCCAACCTTCAGCACTGTCTTCAATAGATATAACACGCTCTGACATAGTGAAAGCGTCATTAACAATCGGTAATTTGTTTACATATTGTGCTTCAGCAGAGAAGCCTACACCTGTACCTGCCATGAGGATGTATAGGATTTCATCGAAGCAACGGATGTGGTCAATAGCAGTAAAGCTACAGTTATAACCACGGAAATGATTCTGTTCTAAAGCGTTTCCAGCTGACCACATTGCTCTCATTGAGGGCATTACTTCGCGGTTGTAGATAGCTGTTCTTAGCTCTTGAAACTCAGCATCACTAATAACATTGTTACTAATGCGTCCTTGCCAAAAACCAACCAGTCTATCTACAGTCTCCCCCCAAGTCTCACGACGACCTTCGGTCTCTAGAAAACGAGAGTAACGAGAAAGATGGATAAATGATTCGTATGCGTTCATGATTTAGTCTTTCTTTTTCTTAGATTTTTTCTTTGTTGATTCATAACCAGATAGGCTATGGCCTGTTGTCTTCTCAACTACTTCGATAGTAGCTTCTACAACTTTATGGTGATTATCCCATAGCTGCTGTAGTAATTCTTTGTTTTCTTCTGCAATATCATCTGCTGCTTTTAGATAAGCATCTAAATGCGCTCTTGATTTGATTGCTTGAAGAATCCACTCATTGAAATATTTTTCCATGTCGTCTCCTTAATGGTAATATTTGTTATGTTCCTCAGTCTTAAGGAACTTGTTAGCCCAGAAGAAAACCTTTTCTTGGTCTTCCTCTGGAGCGTCCATAAACTCGTCTACTAATCCGTCAAAAAACTCTTCTACTTCAGGGGCAAGCATATCGCCCCCACTTTCATCTCTTGAATCTAGTAATTGTAAAATCATAGATACATATACTGCGTTCAATTCTTCCATTATACCCTCATAAATCCTGTATCATCAACTTTCTCAAACTCAGTGCCAAGACTCAGTCTACCTGTATCAAAGTCATAAGATAGATTACCACTTGGGCCAGTTAGACCTGTATAGCGGCACTTCAAGACTTTGGTTAAAATGGTGTTACGTTCTTCACTACTATCAGCACTAACATTACGAGCAAAAGCGATAATATCCATAGAAATTTGTTTGATAGAGCCTGAACCTCTGATATCGTCCATTGACGGGAGTTTTCCTTCTTCAAAGCTTTTTCCTTTGTTATCTGTTTTACGCAAATGGCTAATGAGACCTATCCATACGTTATGCTTCTTTACTAGTCTGAGTAAGTCATTCATAATCTTATCGATAGCTTCATTACCTGTTAGTCCATCAGCACCCTCTGAAGCGAGAATAGTGATGTGGTCAACAAACAAATACTTAGCACCTGATAGGCACATATATTCGAGATAGTCCATGATAGAACCGTCAGAGATAGAACCCTGATGGTCTAGCACCAGAACCCTATCGTCTCCGAAGAGTTCATCGTACCCAACCCGTAACTCCTCAAGAGGAATTTCTTCCGCTGCTGGGTTTCGGTTAAGGGCCATTCCAGCCATCTTTCTTGCTGTCTCTGCTGGTGATTCTTCGAGTGAGACGATTCCGACTTTATCGTCTGTTGTCTGGAGTAAGTGTACGGCAATCTCACGTAGTAGTGTTGATTTACCGCTACCTGTACCAGAGGTCCATAGAGTAATTTCTCCAAAGCGCATACCTTTCAGTTTGTCATTGAGTCCATTCATGAACGGGGGATATGGTACAGACTCTAGAGTGTTATAGGTCTCTAGTTGAGTCCATAGGTCTTCTTTAGTTAGAATACCCGCAGGTGTATAGTCAGTAGCATCATAGATAATCTTTAGTAGATTGTCAGGCTCTTTAATCCATACATCAGAGGCATCTTTCTCTTGAGACTTGGCTATCTTAACTTTATCATAACCAATAATACGAGCAGCTTCTTTAGTAGCTTCTGCACCTGCTTCATCTTTGTCGAACCAGATAATAACTTCATCAAAGTTACGAATCCAATCGCGCTCTTCAATTAAGTCTTTAATGCTACTAGCACTACGTAGAGATACTACAGGATAGAAGGTCTTATACTTTTTATACCATGCTGTCTGTACAGCCATAGCATCAAGTTCGCCTTCTGTGATTACAAGTCTACGACCACCTGTGTAAAGTTGTTGACCGAATAAGCCACCTCTAACCTTACCTACAGAGGTAAAGTCTTTAGGAAGCTTTCGAACTTTATAACCTGATAGCTCGTCACCTGCATAGTAAGGGTAGTAGTGAGCGTCAATACCACCGTCAATATCATAAGATACTTTAACGCCGTAATGCTCACTCACTTGTTTAACAATGTTACGTTCTTTGAAACCACGGACAGCATATTCATCCCTGATTTCATCTAAGTTGTTTCCCCATGAGGAGAACTCTTGTTGTTCAAACATTAGTTGACTAGTTCCTTCTCTTGGGGCAGGGAATGATGCTCTACAGCTAAAGCAAAAGGCAGAACCTTCTTCATAAATCTGTTTAGCATCACTACTCCCGCATTTCTCACAAGGTTGATTCTTCGTTACAATACGACCCATCAATACTTCCTTTTGATTCCTTTCAGATACTTCTTAGTCTTATCACTGACTGCTTCACTAGGAACAAACCTAATAGCTGCAATCTGTCGATTATAGAAGCGAGGAGTCTTACCATCATCTAACATCTCAGTCATACACTCAGATACCATTTGACAATAAGCTTCTGCATAATACAATCCACCTTTCCTTTTGTATAAGTCAACAATCTCGAATGTAAACTTATCATGTCCATACTTAGCTATATCGGCTTTAAGGTGGACAGAAGAACCTGTATAAGTTCTCCATGTCATCTCTTTACCGTATGTAGCTGACTTCTTTTTACCACCGTGAAAGAACTGTTTCTTACCCCAATAGAATTGACCTGTTACGGTGTTCTTAATGCAGTATAGAAAACCAAACCAATCACAAGGATTAAATTTAGTTGAGAACTTCCAATGACCTATTTCACTTAGCAATAGCGGCTTGGTATACTTCTTCTTTGATTTTGAAGTAGTCATGCTCTTTTCTCCAGATATGAATAAGACGTCCGTTAGCAATGAGGTGGGCATAGCCCTCTTCACCGTGTGCAGCCTCATAAGCTTTACATACAGCATCAATTAAGTCTTTGTGAGTCTCTGCAGGAGCTAAAATCTTCTTAGCTTTTACAGGGCCACACTTCCACAACCCTGGGATGTTATCTGTAGAGTCGCCAGTTAAGACTTGCTGCCAATAGAAACGTTCTGCATATTCTTCTGTTATCTGGTAGATTGAACGTGTTCGAGGGTTAAAGTGATTACCAACAATACAATCAAGGTCTTTATCGATTGAACATACAACACGAGGAATATCTGCTTCATCACATTGATTAGCCCATACTCTTACCATATCGTCTGCTTCACAGTTGTCAGTAAATATTGCACCATCAAATGTATCTACTACCCAAGACTTCAAGTCACCAAACCAATCAGGTCTAGTATCTTTGGCTTTCTTCCTATTTCCTTTATAATCGTCAAATAGGTCTACTCGAAAGTTATCAGGGCCACCTATAGCCATGACGTAGTCTGTACTGAATGTAGATGACATAACATCAGTTAATAGTTCATTAAACTTACCTTGTGCTTCATTTAGTGTTTCATTCTTCCATATTGACATATATACTAATACATCACCATCAATAATACTTAACATATAGTTATCCTTTAATTCACCCCTTGGGGAAAGCCCCTCTGGTCATAATAGGGCAGTATTTTAGACCATAATTTGTTGACATTTTATTCCCAAGATTTCCAGAAGAACCAGACCAGCATCGTCTTTATAGTAAGTATCAAAGACCACGTTAGTAAAGCCAGACTGTGCAATAAGACGAGCACACTTAATACAAGGAGCAGTAGTGACATAGAGAGTAGCACCATTGCTGCTTTGGCCGCTTCTAGCGATTTTGCTAACCAAGTTTTCTTCTGCGTGGAGGACTTCGTCTGCCGTTCTCCCCGTATCAACATCGATATCATCGTTAGTAAACCAACCCGTCGGTGTTCCATTTATTCCAATTCCAATTATGTTGTTATCTTTTACGGCTAAGGCTCCGACTTTTCGTTTCGTTGCTTTGCTTTCCAGTGCCGCGACTCGAGCCATCTCCATAAACATCTTCTCGAATTTTCTCATATGTCCAATCCCCTAGTCTGTTGTTCTCTACTATTTGAAAGTACTTATAGCTACCCATAAGCTTAGCGCCATGAGCCATAGCTTCTGCTAGTGTCTTAAACTTCTTTGGGGGTTTTGCCATTTAGCATTCTCCTTTCAAGCTTATTAATGTTGGCTAACATGATTTCACCCAAAGATAAATCTGCATTATCAGCTAACACAGTAATATACCACAATAAATCACCCAGCTCTTCAATGAAGTTCTCACGACCAGTAGCATCAACTACTTCTTGGGCTTCCTCTAAAAGACCTCTCTTCAGGTCATGAACGTGACGGTGAGGTTGTTCATAAAAAGTTATAGCTAAGTCTGTGTACAGTTCTTTACTGATTGTTCTCATCTTGGCTCCAATCCATTTTAGTTGTGAGTACTTTATTGTTTAGGTGCTTAGTAATATAAACACCATCGTCTAAGTCTAGAGAAGTAACCATCATATTAATCATGTCAAATGACATTTCTATGACATTAAAATGACCATCTACTTCGTTCCATTGACGAATGTAACAGAAACCTTCTTTATCAACAAAAATCTGTACGTCTTCATGAAAGCCTCCTTTGTCTAAAAGTGTTATTACTTGTTCTTCGGTTGCTTCATCTAGCTCTACGGTAATCATACTTTAAGCTCCTTCGTGCTCTTCAACAATAATACCATTTTCGATATAGTAAATACACTCTTGTCCAACATAACCTTTATGGTCTGCTGCAAACTCATACATACCCATATCAGACTCTTCATATTCTTCTTGGAATGCTTCCTTGTCTTCATCTGACCAACCATAGTAGAATACAAACTCTTCCATACAGCCATCCCAGCAATCTAACATTTCCCACTCTTCAAAGTTATCTGTACAGAACTCATCGTCTTGTTCCATACAAGCACCGAGGTATATACACTCCATTTCATCTTTGGGGATTACTAAGAATGTACCTGAACGCCATAGCGTCTCTGTATTTAAGCCTCTACGTGCTTCTTCAGGATGAGCAAACATCTCAACCTCTACAACAGACTTCTTAAACTTAGGAGTTACTACTACTGGTTTACCTACTTCAATCATTCTTATATCCTACTTCTTTTCTAATTTGTGTATTTACGTGACATATTAAGCAATGGTCTTTACCTATAAAGAAATCCAAAGCCCGTACAATATTAATCTTACCTGCCTTCTTTCTTCTGTACTGAGTTGAGCAGAAGGTCTCATAAGGAGAACCCCCGCCCAACGAGTTAATAAAGAATGACAAGCCTGAGAATACGTTCCACAGGTATTGTTTCATATTAGTCCTCTATGTTATGGTCATCCATGCACTGCTCGTAGCCACCGTCAAAGCCTTCTTCATAGCCTTTCTTGTAGCCCTCATCATGACCTTCGTCAAAGGCTTCATCCCAGCCATCAGCCTTGCCTTCTTCGTGACCTTGCAGAAAGCCTTCATGCTCGCCAACTTCAAGACCAGCATCATAACCTTCATCATGACCCCAGTCATAGCCTTCTTTTTTACCTGCCTCAAAGCAGTCTTCAAACTCACTAATGCGTGTTGGGTCTGTTTGTGTTAAGATTTCTTGAATTTCAACTTCAAGGTCAGTTAGCATTTCATGTACAGGGCTAGAAACATCTAAGCCTTGAAACTTAAGCTCTTCAAAGAACTTGTCGAATGCGATTTGAACGTGTGATTCCAAAGATACTGTAATGCTCATGTTCTGTCCTTCCAGATTCTATGATAAATGTTTGCTAAGCCTTGTGTGTCGGGATGCATACGAATCCACATACCTGTTTCCGGCTTAAATTTGTTCTTAAAGAAGTTATCTAACTTCCTATTTCCAGTAGTTACTTCAGGGTCAATAAGCAATGACAGCTTATCAAATTCTTCATCGCTCATTATAGAGTCACTCATGTACTCATAAGCATAAGCAGCCACGGACACTCTTATCCGCAGCCGCCTCTGATACTCACTGATAGTTGGCTTTGACATCGTATACAACGGAGTCATCCTTCTTTGCTTTCTTAGCCTTGTTACGCATCATACGTACTTCAAGCATATGCTGTACAGTTAAGTCTTCACATATAGCTTCGAGGATGTCTTCAATCTGGTCAAGTCGCTCCTCAACAGTAAGAGAAGGCTTGGCAGGAGGGAAGTCCATAAAGGCATCATGAGAGTTAATGCGAGCACGTTCTGCTGCTCTTTGTCGTTCTGATTCATCGAAAGGTCTAATGGACGTCATAGTAGTCATCTCCTATAAGGCAATCGCCACATGTCATAATATCAACACCCAACTCTTTAGGTGCCTCTTCAAAGCATTCCATAATGATACGCTTTGCTTCTTCTGCTTGGTCTTCACGAACTTCTACAGTGTGTTCATCATGATAGAACAAAAGGTGCTTGTAGTCAATGTTAGCTTCCTTTAGTTTCTTATCAATCATAATAACTGTATACTTCATTACAACCGCTTCAGCACCTTGGATAAGGTAATTCAAGGCTTTATGAGCAGACTCTGTGTGAATAGGTCTGTCATCAAGTCCAGGAATATAACCTTGAATGTCTACAATCTTCTGCACTTTGTTAATAAGCGCTTTCAACTGAGGCATAGCATCTAGGAACTGTTGTTTCTTTTTGTTACCTTCTTTGTCACTTACTCCAAGAATGCTACCAAGCTTCTTACCCCCTGCTCCGTAAAGAAATGCAAAGATAAAAGGCTTAGCAGTAGGACGGTCACAACCAAGAATATCAGCATTCTTTTGGTGAATATCCCCTTCAAGTATAGTATGAGTAAAATCGTCGTCATTTAAGAAATGAGCAAGAAGGCGAAGCTGGCAAGCGGCAGAATCGGCACTAACCAGCTTATAACCTCTAGGGGTAACAAAGAGAGAACGAATCTCCTTGCCGAGCGTAGCTTTCCCGCTGGGGAGATTGGCAATAATCTTGTGAGTCTGACGAAAAGTTGGCGTTCCAACATTAAATACATCACCATGCAAACGAGACTTAGAATCAACATAATCGAACCATCCTTTAATAATTGAGTTTCTTGAACGGAGTGTATAATACTCCATTAGTGCTTTACCTACATCTCCGAGTCCTTCCAAGCTACTGTCTGTGAGCTTGGGGGAAACTTTGATGAATTGTCCATTAATCTTTTTCCAGTTCCACTCATCTGGTTTCCAACCGAGAGAATATAACAGGCGTTTAACAGTGTCAGTATTGCCAACGTCACCAGCAATAAAATCAACCCTAGAGAATTCTCCCCACAGAGGAGAAGAATCAACAGAGCACTTACCGCCAAGCTGAAACCACTTATCGAGGTGGCTAGCAAGTTTACCTGCTTTTGTATACTTAGGGCTTTTGGGGCCATCATCTACCTTCTTTACTCTTGCAGGAAGCTTGGGATTGATAAACTCTTCAATCTCAGTCATCCTTGTTTCAATAGTCTTTAAGAGTGCTTTAGCACCTTTAACATCAAACTGCCAGCCGTTATTACATTGTTCTGCCATAATCCTGTCCATCTCCATTTCACTACGGAGAGCTTTGAGAATCTTTTTAGAGCCCATGTGTTGAACAGCTGCTTTAGTTTCTTGCATTAGTGCTTTATATACTCTAGCACCGAGCCTAACGTCTTGCTTCATGTATTCAAACATGTCTTCGTTAAACTCTTCCCAACCACCGTTGTAGTCACCCTTCTGGTCTCCGAAGTGCTCACCCCATAACTTGAGTGAATGTCCGAAACCAAAGCGTCTGTAGTTGAGAACCTGAGACATAACCTTAGTACACTGCACCTTCTGAGGTGGCATGTGCCAAGTGTAGTTTGATAGCTTCTCTAAGGCAGGGATGTCATAGCCAAACGCATTGTGAGCTATAACCGTGTCTGCTTCACTTAAGAACACAAGGAACTTAGCGAGTTCATTTGGTCTAAACCAATACTCTTTCCCTGTGTTTATATCTATGGCACCTGCACAATGAAACTTGTCTACGGTGTCCAAGAGGCCATTTGCCTCGATGTCAAATACTAACTTCATAAGTTCTCCTAGCTTGTTAGTAACTATTTTTATTGTTTTCGGGGCGCTTCATCCAAGATAGTGTTAATCATATTAACCGCATCACGAGGTGTAGCGTTTTTAGGGTCAAGCTTCTGCAAAACCTTCATAACCAACCATACAGATGATGTGTCAATACTAATATCTCTTAAATTATCTTTTACATTATGGGGAGTCCAAAGCATTTACTTTCCTTTCACTTGTACTTCAAATTCTGCATCTCGAAAGATGTCATAAGCTTCATTAGCCTTTACTACTGCATCACGAATGGAATAATCAGGATGCAACTCACGATAGGTCTTAGCCATTTCTTTTATTTGTGATAACTGATAGTTCATTTTACAATCACCTTCAATATGTCTTTTGCTTCATCTAACTTACGAAATACTTCATCAACTGCTTCTGATTGCCAATCACCAGTCTCATGCAACCAGTGAATAGCCCCACTCAAGTCATGCAAAGCCCGTACAAGATTAGGCTTGGCGTATTTATAAGCTTTTTCTTGTTCAGCTTGTTCTGCAATTTCCCAATCATCCATTAGTAATTTCCTTTGCTAAACGAGAAGCATACCATTCAATCTTCTTGGCATCTTGCAGCTTGTTATCTTTCTTACCTAGACGCATAGAGTACTTGTATATCTGCCCTAAGAGGTGCGCCTGTACACCTTCGTGACCTTCGAGTAGGAAGGCCATCAAGTCGATGTACTCCATACCGTCTGGGTGCTTAGCGATAGCCTCCGCAGGTAGCATCTTGTAGTGCTTCGGGTTAATGATTGCGTCTTGTTGTTCTGCAGTCATCTTGTCAAAGTCACCGTGAAAGTCTACATTAGGTTCCTCACGTTCTGGAATCTGTGTAGCGAAGTCATTTAGGAATTCACTACGATAGAAACCATCATTATCAAAAGCACGAGACTGTTCCACAGTGTCCATGCCATCATACTCTTGCTCTTGGATTTCTTTTACAATACGTTTTTCTACTCTGTTCATATCTTCTTCTTTCATTAATTCTTCTGCCCACCATTTGATTACATCACGACTGCTTAGTTGGTAAATCCA